GGCGATACGGTGAACGTGCTGCTACCGCCTACGCTGGTAGCCAACAACATCGCGGATGGCGGCACAGTGACGCCGCAGAATCCGAGCCTGACCAACGCGTCGATCGTGCTGAACACGCACGCGGAAGCGACTTTCCAGATTCCGGACGTGACCAAGGTGCTGGCGGTACCCGATCTGCTGAAAATCTACATGCAGCCGGCGGTGGCGGCGATCGCGCAGAGCATCGAAACCAGCCTGCTGAGCCTGTATCCGGGTTTCTCGACGGCGGTGGGGACGGCGGGCACGGCGTTGACTGAAGCCACGGTAGACGCGGCGGAAACAGCTTTGTTCCTGGCCAAGGTACCGCCCAGCGAGCAGAAATATATCGTGGTGGACTCGGCGGCTTACTCGGCATGGCGGCAGATTCCGCTGTTCGAGGAATTCCAGACGGCGGGCGCGGCCGGCCTGGCGGCATTGATTGACGGGACGATCGGCAAGTACAAAGACTTCTACATCTTCCGCTCGCAATTCGTGCAGAAGACGGGGAGCAGCCCGGTGAACACGCACAACCTGGCGTTCACGCGGGATGCGATCGGCCTGGTGGTTCGGCGGCTGCCGCAGCCTCTTCCGGGAACGGGAGCGATTGCGGAGTACGCCGAGCTGGGCAACTTCGGCATGCGGGTAGTGATGAGCTACCAGCCGAATACGCTGGCGCAGCAGTTCACGGTGGACGTGCTGTACGGATGCGCCGTACTGCGCAACGCATGCGGCGTGCAGGTAAACACCTAACGAGGCGGAGCCGCGAAGCGGGCCGGCGGCCAGGTAACAGGGCGGCCGGCTCGCGATGAGATGCGAGGAGAGCGGGATGGATCTGAGACTGTATTACCAGAAGATACGGGACACGCAAGCCAAGATCGCCGACCCATTTCCAGTGATAGAGAGCTGCGAAACGCCGGACGGAGGATTCGCTGGCAGGCTGACCGAAGTGACGCCAGCGATTGCGGCGAAGCTGATTGTGGAGGGGTCGGCGCGGCTGGCGAAGGAATCGGACGCGGCGGCGTTTCGCGAGGCGCGGGCTAAAGCCAAGCAGGCGGCGGACGAAGCCCTGGCGGCGGCCAAGGTGCAGATGACGTTCCTGCCGATGGCGGAATTGAACAGAATCCAGGACGCGGGGAAGCGCGCCAAGAACCAGGCATAAGGGCATGGCACTATTCACGGACGGACCTCCTTCGACCACCGAGCAGCTAGCGGGGCTGGACTCGCAGTTGCTGAGTGTGGCCAGCACCGAGGGGATCGATGTGACGCGCAAGCTGGAGCTGGCCCACGAAGAAATCGGTCTGGACCTCGAGGCGCTGCTGAAGAGGATGAGCCCGGCGGATCACCCGATGTGGGCGGTGGTGAAGCCGAGCCTGGAAAACACGGTTGTGACAACGGCACTCAAGCTGTGGTTCGCGTACAGAACGCTGGAGTTGGTATACAGCGACGCTTACAACAGCCAACTGAACGACCGGTACATGGGCAAGCGCGACCAATTCCAGCAGATGGCTGTCGAGTATCGCGAGCGGTTGATGGAGGCTGGCGCCGGGATGGCGTCGATACCGGTGCCGCGAGCGATGACGCCGGTGCTGGCGGCGGCGCCGGGGAGTTTGCCGGACAACATCTATTATGCGACCGCAGCCTGGGTGAACCGGGTGAACGAAGAAGGGGCGAGCGCGATTCCATCGGCGATTACGACAGCGTCCAGCTCGTTTTCGGCGACGCTCGGGCCGGCGCCAACTAATGCCACCGGGTGGAACGTGTATGTTGGCATGGATCCGGGCAGCATGACGATGCAGAACGGCTCGCCGCTGGCGGTGGGGGCGGCCTGGGTGCAGCCGGTGTGGATCAGCGCGACGGGGCGCAAGCCGGGGAGTGGACAACTTCCGAACTGTGTGCAGGCACTGGCGCGGATTGTACAGAGGGGCTGATGCCGACAACGATAGGAAACGCGGTAACGGCCAAGACCGTGCAGTTACTGACTGGACCGAGCGGCGTGAATCTCACCCTGGAGGCCCTGGCGCTGAGTGGTGAGACAGCGGTGGCGGCGCTGGGGACGAAGCAGATTCTGGCCGAGAACGTGGCGCTCGAACTGGTGGAGCGGGCGACTGCGGTGACCTACCCGGCGATGAACGTATACTGCGAGAAAATCGTGAACCAACTGGTGGAGAAATTCCGGACGTTTTCGGGGATCTCCCAGATGGCGATTGAAGTACGGCACTCGCAGGACCGTTTAGAAGGGTTGCAGGATACGGTTGAGCTATACACAAGCGCCGTGACGCAGACACTGGACGCCAGCCGCGGCGACTGGGGCGGCGGGATGTACTATGCGGGCGGGTACCAAGTTACGTTCGGAGCCGTCAAGAGCGGAGGAGTCAACTTCGTGCAGACGGCCAAGGTGACATTCGAGATTGGAGTGAGCATTAACTAAGATGGCTTCTTACATTTCTTCAAACGCAAACCGCTTCTACGCGGCGCTGGAAAGCGCGTATGGCAGCGTGGCGGCAATCGCGGCAAGCAACCGGATACCGGCGCTCAAGCTGACTGTGCAGCAGCAACTCGAGGTCACGACGCGGAAAGACAAGACGGGAAGCCGGACGTTTCCCGGCCTGCCGGCGGGCGGCCGACGGCGCACGAGCTTTGAATTGCAGACGTACATGACGAGCTGGCAGGGCGCGGCGGGGGGCCCGGCATACGGGCCGTTGTTTCAGGCGGCACTGGGTGCGGCGCCGCTACTCTTCAATGGCGGGATGGTGGCATCGTGCTCGAACACGACGCTGGCTTTTGCGGCGCCCCACGGACTGAACGTAAGCCAGGCAGTCTCCAGCGGTGGCGAGATACGGTTTGTGACGGTGATTGTGGACGCCAACACGGTCGAGATCAACGCGCCGTTCACCGCGCCGCCGGCGAGTGGGACCATAATCGGAGCGGCGGTGACTTACCAGCCGGCGACCGAGCTGCCGAGCGCGAGCGTGTTCGATTACTGGGATCCGGCAAGCGCGGTGCAACGAATCCTGAGCGGCGCCGCGGTGGATCAGATGGAGATCCAAATCGACGGCGACTTTCACGAATTCCATTTCAGCGGCGTAGCGCAGGACGTACTGGACAGCGCAAGCTTCACGGCGGGGCAGGGCAATTTGACGAGTTATCCGGCGGAGCCGGGGATCGGCGCATTCGACTATTCGATCGTGCCCGGCAACCTCGGCGAGGCGTGGCTGGGCACCACACCAGCGCAATTCTTCACGGTGACGGAAGCGTCGGTGGTGCTGAAGAACGGGTTGGACACGCGATCGCGGGAATTCGGTTTCAGCCTTCCGCAAGCGATCTCACCGGGACAAAGAACCGTGCAGGCGTCGATCGGACTTTACAGCCAGACCGACAGCGCAACACCGGCGCTGTACCAGGCAGCGCGGCAGCGGACGCCGATTAGCGTGATGTTCCAACTCGGCCAGACGCAGGGCCAGGTGATGGGCGTGTATTTGCAGAGCGTGATTCCGGAGGTTCCGCAATTTGACGACAGCGCGAACCGGCTGCAGTGGGTGTTCCAGCCGTCACGGGCGCAGGGCACGGTGGACAACGAAATCGCGGTCGCGTTCGGATAGGCATGACATACGAGAGCGTGAAGGAAGTGGAATCGAAGATAGCGCCGGGAGTCAGGTTCCGCATCGCGCGGATGTCTTTTGCGCGGCGCGTGGAACTGATGCGGCAGATTCGAGAACTGGCGCGGCGCATGGAGTTTCTGGAGGCGGGCCTGGAGCCGGGCGAGAAAATGGACTCGACGCTGGTTCAGGTCGAGGTCAACCGGCTGTACCTGATGTGGGGCCTGGTGGAGGTTGCCGGCCTGGAGGTGGACGGGGCGGCGGCGACACCCGTGGCGTTGGCGGAGAGCGGACCCGAGGACCTGTTTCGCGAAGCGCTAGCGGCCGTCAAAGCCGAGACCGGACTGAGCGCGGCAGAACGAAAAAACTGATTGTCGCCTTCCATTTTCAATTCTCCAACCAGGCCGGGTGGAGGTGCGACGTTTGCCGGAGGTCCGGCCTGGAGGCAAAGCGCAGGTGCGGCTGGCGGCCGGATGTGCGCGACGAGGGCGGGCCGCCGGTGTGGGCGCGCAGAGGCGTGAGGCTGGGGACGTGTCCAAGGTCGTTGATTACCGCCGAGAGCCAAACGACGGTGGAGGAGTTTTTCATTCGAAGGCGGTTGGGCCTGATGAATGAAGAGCAGCTCACGGCGCGACAAGTAGAAGCGTTCGCCATTCTGGAAAAGGAACTCGCGGCGGAAATCACGTATGAGCAGCACAACGCAAGAGCAGCTTCTTAGATTCTTCAAGGAGGCCGCCGGAACGGATGGTTCGGAGACACCGGCGGCGAACCGCGTGGCCGGATCGAGCGGCAGCCCATTGGCGGAAGCCGCCGCGGGCGCGGCACTCGGGCCGGCGAGCGACGCCGCAGACGGCCAGGGCTACGCGGCGACGCCGGTGGGCACGAGCACTGATGGCGGCGCGGACAGTGCGGCGTCAAGCACGGGCGGAAGTGGGAGCACGATCGAATCGGCGCTGACGACATTCCTGGAAGGCGGGCTTGGGATTGTTCCGCTGGTGAGCGGCCTGATGGGATTGTTCGACGGCGGCAGCGCCGCTCCGCCGCAGCTCGAGAAGTACCAGAGGCCGTCTTCCATCGACTTTGTGAGCGCGGATACGCCGAACGGACTGGAGGCGGCGGACTACGACCAGTTGGGGATGCCGCGGCTGGCCGATACGGCGCTGCCGGCCACGACCGCAGCGAGTTCGCCTGGAGCCAGCGGCCCCTCAGCCGGAGGGACCGCAACCAGCGCCGGGCCGAGCGCAACGGCGATGCCGCAAATGACACTGAACATTCAGGCGATGGATGCGCAATCGATTCTCGACCGCAGCGGCGACATCGCGCAGGCAGTGCGCAGCGCGATGTTGAACATGAGCTCGATCAACGACGTAATTAGCGATCTGTGACATGGCCTCCTTCCCGACCCTCAAAACCAGCGCGGTCACGCAGTATCCGGCGACCAAAGCCGTCAGGTTCCAGAACCAGGTGGTGCGGTTCGTGGATGGCACCGAGCAGCGATACCGGGATTGCGCCGGACCGCTACACCAATGGGTGATCCGCCTGAATGAGCTAGACGAGACGGAAATGGCCGCGGTGGAGCAATTCCTGGAATCGAACCAGGGTAGCTTCGGCAGCTTTTCCTTCACGGACCCATGGGACAACCAGACTTACAGTGATTGCAGTTTCGTCGACGATGCCATGGACCTGACTTCGGTGGCGGAAATGCGCGGTAACACCTCGGTGACCGTTAAGGAGAATCGGACGTAACCATGAGTGTTTATCCGCAGTTAGTAACCGGGGTGATGAGTCAGTTTCCGATCGTGAAGCAACGTAAAGCGCGGACGGTTGTGAATGCGGCGGCAGACGGGAGCTCGATCAAGCTGGCGGATCCGGCAGGTGCGACCGTTGGATGGCAACTGCGGTACGCCAATCTCAGCGACACAGAGTTGGCTGCGCTGGAGCAGTTCTTCACGGCTATGGAAGGATCGCTGAACAGTTTCACGTTCCTCGACCCAACGGCGAACCTGCTCGCGTGGAGCGAGGATCTGACGAACGCGGTGTGGCAGGCGGCGCCGTTTCTAACCCTATCGGGCGGCGTGGCGGACCCGCTGGGCGGCAGCAACGCGTGGCAATTGGCAAACTCCGGAGAGGGGGCGCAGACGCTGACGCAGACGCTGAACGCGCCGCCAAGTTACACGTACTGCTTCAGCGTATACGCGTTCAGCAGCCAGCCAGTGACGATCCAGTTGCAGCTCGGGAGCAACTCGGCGCAGGCAGCGCTGGCTTCCCGGTGGGGCCGCTATCAGATAGCCGGCACCGGCGACGCTACGGCGAGCTCGGTCGAGTTCGGCATAGAACTGCCGGCGGACGCCGCCGTAACCGTGTTCGGACCGCAGGTGGAAGCGCAGCCGGCGCCGTCCGCGTACAGGACCGGAACCACGGGCAAAGTTTATGCGAACGCCCGATTTCGCGACGACGCGTTCACACTCACATCCACCGACGTGAACCATCACTCCGCAACGGTGAACATATTCCATGCAAACAGTCTCTGAGTTGAAGGTGGGTGCGATCACCGATACGCCGCTGGTGATATTCGACTGTGGGCTGCCGAACGGAGACACCGAACACTGGTGCACGCATGGCATCACAGTCGGGGGCACGTCTTATGCCGCCCGAGTGCTGCAGCACAGCGCGTTCGATATTCAAACGGCCTCGGACCAGGGTGTCGATGGAAGCCCGACGATCACGCTGTTACTGGCCAACGCGGACTCACACTTTTCGGAAATCGAACGGAGCACAGGGTTCCGGGGCGCGACGATCACAGTCAGCTTCGTATTCTACGACTTACCCAATAACGCACCACTGACGGACGTTGTGGTTGTGTTCCAGGGAATTTGTAACCCTCCGGACCAGATGAAAGAGGCGACGCTTCGTGTAACGGCAACGAACCGGATGAGCTTGCAGCGGGTATATCTGCCCGAGATCCGGATTCAGCGTTTGTGCCCCTGGACGTTCCCGTCGACGGCGGCTCAACAACAGGAAGCCATTAGCGGAGGTGCAGAGGGTAGCTATTCGCTTTACTATCCGTGCGGTTACTCGGCTGGTCTTCCGGGGGGCTGCGGGAACCTGAAT